AACTTCTCGGGGGATGTCGAGGGACTTATTCTCGACACACCAGTCTGCCAAACGGTCGACTAGTGAAGCCTTCTCAGAGCAGTTCAAAACTGTATCTGAACGGTCCAAATTCCACGAGAGATTCTCGTAAAATTTGGCCTGCCTAGCTGCCCAAGTTGTGCTGTCGTATGACTTGGACCGGTACGGATCTATTCCGTGCCGTCGGCTAACTTCAGGGAAAATCATATCCCTGAAGAGGTAGGGACGTCCAATGAGGTCAATGGCCTCATGGACGTCCACAAGCCGCATTCGCTTTGCGAGTGCAGCCTTGTCCTTGTAGCGGAGATTTCTCCACACGAGGACAGGGTCTAGTTCCTCCTGGAACAGAAGACCACGATCTAGTGCCATCTTGAATAGCCCTAAGTCGTCTACTCCGCTGACGAGGTCAGCTTGGAGTAGGGTCTCGCGGATTTGATCCTCAATCAAATCAACCGAGATGCCACGTGCTCTAGCGTTTGTCGCAAAACTTGCGACTGAACGAGTTACCATGTGACCTGCTGTACCATCAAGTATTTGCTTGATGGCCCACAGATGCACCTCAGGCAATTGTCTGAGGGCTTGCCTAATGTCGGTCTTTGACCGATGATAGGCGGGAGCTTCAATGCCTCCCAGTGAAACTGGAAGGTATCTGAGCGCAAGAGAGGGTGGCAGGAAAGCCTGCATCCTCTGCTCCCAACGCTTACTGAAGAGGGGAATCAAAGATTCAAACCCTCCTCCGAGCCAGGCCAGCATGCCATGCATCTGGCGAGCCTTGCCAATGGCAGGGTTCGGCTCATCCTTTCCCTCGTGCTCCTTGGCACATGGGGAAAGGAGCCTCACTTTCATCGCATCGATGTGAGGCTGTTCTAGGTATGCTGCATCCCGAAGAGGTACTTTCCTCTTCCAGATATTTGCATCACCCAGTCCTACCGTGAGGAGCATCTCCTCACAGTAGAAACCACCACGCGAACTCAAAAAGTTCTGCGGCCATGATACGGTCATACCGTTTAAATCATGGTTTCGCGTAATACGCGAAAGGTATGTCCTCGGGCCCTGACCAAAATGATCATCGCCCGAACACGAAAAGCATCTCCACCCATTGGGTGGGAATCCTTTTCTGGACTTCAGATGATAGAGAAACTCTTCATCTGATGCATCAGTGAGATCACTGACGTACCGAAGATAGGCCTCAGACTCTGCACAAAGGTTGTGTAGAGTCAATACTATCTTCGCACCCGGGTCACCCATTAGGATGCCCCGGGTTGTGACCTTGTCAAAGTTTTCTTTGACAGCGTCACCTTCGTACACCCGACCTGCACAGAGCAGGTCGGCTGAAAGTCTGAAATACGGGTCACTTTCCCGTTCCAGACCAC